CCAGAGTCACGGCGTGGGCCGGGTCCAGAGTCACGGCGTGGGCCGGGTCCAGAGTCGAGGCGCTGGATGGGTCCAGAGTCGAGGCGCTGGATGGGTCCACAGTCACGGCGTGGGACGGGTCCAGAGTCGAGGCGTGGGACGGGTCCAGAGTCACGGCGTGGGCCGGGTCCAGAGTTTACGATTTAGTTTTGCGCGCTCAACCGATAACCGCTGGCTCGCCAGCATAGAGAGAGAGGGAGAGATAAAATGAAACGTAACGTCGGCAGGCCAGCGCTGGTACCCGGCCAGCGGAGTAAACGAATCTGGGTTACGCTCCCGCTCCAGGTGGTCGCCGATCTCCGCCACCGCGCCACGCTGGAGGGGATGAAGCTTCCGGCTTTTATGAGACGAGTCCTGACGGCCTCGGTCCTCTCCCGCAGGGGAGAGGATTGAAATCACGCGCCAGGCTGGGGACGCGGCCTATTTCCCCAGCGCTTTTATCTACAAACCAATTCCAGGTCCGCCTGCAACGCGGGCAGATCAAAACCATTGGGCGATTTCCCATCAACCAAAAAATCTGCGGAGATAATTGCCCATGCCTCCGAAACGTAGGTGATCCACCAGTCCGAGGTCATGCGTTTGAGCGCCCCCCACGTCACACAGTTGAACCCGTCCGGGTCAAAATCCGGCGTGAAAATGCAGTGTCCGCCCCAACTGCCTGGCGCGCCCCGGCCAACACTCCCGGCCTCTGGCACGTCCCAGATAGCCTGCTCCTGCGCCGATAGTGGAAGTCGCGCCCCCACGTATATTCCCCCGAACAATTCTATCGCAGCGCGGACGTGCGCCTGATTTAGCGGATTGACGGCCATAAACGCGCCAATCCGGTGGCCACCAATCCCGTTTTTGCGCCAGTAGTTGAGTACGTCCAGCATAACTGCCCCGTTGTCGGTTTCGGGGTATGCTGGATCGTACCCACTAACGGCCTCATACGCTGCCACAACAGCAGAATCGGTAATCGTCACCTCTGCGCCCGCCGCCGCCGTCCAGGTTTGAATGGCGTGACCCGCCCCGGCGCAGGTGCAGTCCCCAAGCCTGTCATTCTGCATCATGCCCCATGTGGCTGTGGTGTCCGCGCTCCACTTCCGGGCCGTGGGAATCGGCGGCAACTCCGCCGTGAGATAATTGGCCAGCCGCAGCGTCCGCATGTCGCGGCGCGGCGGCTGGCAGCCTAATTTCATTGACGAATGGTCAGGCATTTTAAAAGTTCCTTCTATTTTTGTTTTACCGCACAAAACCAACCCGGAGTTTCGACGAATTTAGCTTTCAAACGGTTGTCAGCAGTGACTTGAGGTAGCGTGTATTTTGCCTTGACACTCAATTTTGGATTCTTTTGCCAATCTTGGCAACCGGAAATAATGCCTTTTAGGAATGCCTGAATATCGCCAATTTCATCTGTAGTAAGAACCACCGAAGCGCTAGGAACGTACGCACCCAGTTTCGCAGCCGCAGCCTGAATCATCGACACAACGATTGGCGGCAAGTTCGCGAATTTTTCTGAAATAATTTGATTGACGATATCAGCAGTTGGTAGATGTCCAGTGTTTAGATAAACCAGAATGTCGTCACACGCCAAGATCGTATCCCGCGCAATGGCCGGAGCACTATCGGATGGCAGTGCTTGCAGACCATAGACTGCGGCCTCGCAACCAGCCTCTTTCAGGATCAGTTCGATCAATGGATTGACGGCCCTATAAACGCCGTATGCAGTTCCCGCTGCCGCCATACTTCCGCCAGCAGACAGGGCAATCGTTTCAGCACCACAGCCGGAAAGATAAAACGCCAAGCCAGCCAGCACCAAAACACAAACCACCGTAAAAATTATGTGCCTCATTTTTTATCTCCTTTTTCTCTAGCCTCTAAAATTACCGCCGCCGCTTTCGTTGCAGCCCTTTCTGCGGCCCTTTCCACGGCCTCGCGTGCCGTGGCCTCAAGCCCCTCGCATGTCGCCGGTCGATTTATTATTCTATCTACCGTAGCCGCCAAAATGGCTACGGTAATAGCACTCACTACCCACTGAATTAAACCCATTTTTTGAGCGAGAATCGCAACCGTGCCCTTCAATCCTGGTGATGAATCTTTGCCAAAAACCGTATGCGCCAATTCAGTAATGGCAGCGGTGTTAGTAACGCGCTGCACGGCGCTACTAGCGCACGCCGTTTCGATTCGCGAAACCTGGGAATTTAGTTCGTTGCGCCACTGAGAATCATCCGCGCGTTTTGCGTTTTTGAGACGCTCATTTTCCTCGCGGAGTTGTTCTAGTTCGTTCATCGCGCCCTCCGTGCACCGAGTCTGCCAACATATTGAGGAGTTGCGACTGAGTAGGTTGCATAGAAATTTAAATAGTATGTGGTTGTACCGGTAATATTAACTCTATAGTTTGGAATTGACCCACCCACAGCGGTCCCCAGTGGATTGGCCAAATATGTTGACGTTGCGTCGGTCATTGCCACCGATGTATTGATGCCTAATATGTACGCGAGAGGTGTAGCCCCGTTAGTCGAAATATTCACCCAACCCGTTATCTCCCAATCACCCGCAGGTAGAGAAATACTGCACAGCGCACCAACCGCTCCTGACGCCCCTGGAATGTTGGTATAACTTAAAACACCCGTATAAACATACTCGCCAACGACGCCAGATCCAGCGTTGCTGCCATCCGTCACGCCCATTGCCGGCCAATTAGTTGGACCGGTTGTACCCGTCGCGCCCGTAGCGCCAGTCCCACCCACCGCGCCAGTCGTGCCCGTCGCGCCGGTCGCACCGGTTGCGCTCAAGCCAGTATTCCCCGCCGCGCCAGTCGTGCCAGTTGGACCGGTAGCCCCAGTTGCGCCAGTCGTGCCGGTTTTACCAGTTGTTCCAGTGTTTCCCGTTGCCCCCGTTGCGCCCGTCGCCCCCGCGGCCCCCGTTGTGCCGGTCGTGCCAGTGACGCCTGTAGGATTGACGGCGATTCCAGTTGCACCGGTCGCCCCAGTTCCCCCCGCCGCGCCGGTCGTGCCCGTGGCACCCACCGCGCCAGTCGTGCCTGTCTCTCCCGTGGGGCCGGTTGTGCCCGTGACGCCCTTCGCGCCGGTCGTGCCTGTAGCGCCAGTTGCACCCGCGCGCCCAGTTGTGCCCGTGCCACCCGTATCCCCCTTTTCGCCCTCCACGCCCGCCGCGCCGGTCGTGCCCGTGGCACCCTTAGCGCCGGTCGTGCCTGTCGTGCCAGTCGCGCCGATCCCCGCCGGGCCGGTCGCGCCAGTCGTGCCCGTAGCGCCTTTCGCGCCCGTCGTGCCGGTCGTGCCCGTCGCGCCGATCCCCGTGGGGCCGGTTGCGCCGGTCGTGCCCGTCGCGCCCTTCGCGCCGGTCGTGCCCGTCGTGCCCGTCTCACCGATCCCCGCCGGGCCGGTCGCGCCAGTCGTGCCCGTCGCGCCTTTCGCGCCGGTCGTGCCCGTCGTGCCCGTCTCACCGATTCCCGTCGGGCCGGTTGCGCCAGTCGTGCCCGTAACGCCCTTTGCGCCCGTCGTGCCAGTTGTGCCCGTAGCGCCGATCCCCGCGGGGCCGGTAGCGCCAGTCGTGCCCGTAGCGCCTTTCGCGCCCGTCGTGCCAGTCGTGCCCGTAGCGCCGATCCCCGTGGGGCCGGTAGCGCCAGTCGTGCCCGTAGCGCCTTTCGCGCCCGTAGAGCCAGTCGCCGAGTATGTCCAGTGATAGCCGGTCGTGCCCTGCATGGTCAAGACCTGCCCGCCCGTGCCGGGCCGGATAACGGAAGTTTTTCCCGTTGTAATGTCCTGGGTAGCAATATCCTGCTCCGCAAACGCGGAGCAAGCGAGAAAGAAAACCATTAAGAATTTTTTCATCATTCAGGTTCCCACCGTGTTGACGACCATCCACAGGGAGGCATTAGCCGGGCAGACCCACAACACTCCGTTCGTGTCAATTTTCAGCATTGGGAATGCCTGCGGCGTGTCGGGCGGCAGGGTCGGGTAGGTGTAAAAACGCGGAATGACGTTGCTGATTGCGCCGCCGCCGCCCAGGCTCACCGTGGCCGAGAAACTCACCATACGCGCGGTCGCCGTGATTGGGTTTATGGTTGCAGTCGCCATTTTTATGCCCTCGTGATCGCAGGCCAGGGGGTCAACGCCCCGCCCGAAACGGTTTGCACATTCCCGGCCAATTCAACTTTGCAGTCCCAGGGATAGGCCAGCGCGGTCAAATCTTTGGTTTTGTCAGCCGGGATAGTCACAGTGAAAGTGCTGCCGTCAATGACGATCTCGCCAGTCGCCGTGGAAAGTTGAAATAGGCCGGGGTCGGCGTCGCTGGGATCGGATTTGCAGGTGAAGTAAATGTCCGCGTCTGAAACGTCAACGGGGTCGCCCGCGCCGTCGGTAACGGTGAAAATGATACTGGGGGTGTTTCCTGCGACAAAGGCAAAGTCAAACGGTACGTATGGTGCGTCCATGTTTTCTCCTTACGCGCCCCAATCCAAAACAAGACCATTAGTAGGAACATAATTAGTATAGTTCGGAATATAAGCATCAGCATAACCGTCTTTATTTGGATATCCAGTTCTTGCTACTTCTTGAAGAGTGGCTAAGATCAATCTTATATTATTTCCAGATTTATTTGCCACACGTGTTGCATCAATAGCAAAATCGATATTCGTTTGAACGGTTTGAGGCAATGCCGTATCTTCCATGCTCGCCTCAAGATTATCAGTTTCATAGAATGATCCGGCATAGGCTGGCGTTATTACAGGGGGTAATGTATTTCCGTTGGATGAATAAAGGCCAAACGTAAAAGGCTCGTCAGTCGAATCACGTTTGCAATAAATTCTAACAACTTGAGAAGAAAACTGTGGGGTTCCGCCAACTGATGCCCAAGAGGGAATTGGAAAATAAAGCATACTTCTTAAACAGTAGTATGCAGAGCGTAATAGTTTTCCTTCGTAAGGAGTTTGACCACTATTTACCTGCTCCCATGCTGGCGTTGTCGGATAAGTTGTCCAGCCTTCCGTATACCAATATGCATGATTGTAATTGATTATTTGCACACCGCTGATTTTTAGCGCCTTGCGCATATTCGCAAGGTGAACACCTTTGATTATTTTTGCGGATGCAATATCCGTGGGAAATGTGTATACCGAAAATCCCTCTGCCGCCCGCAAAACACCAATCTTCGTATTGATAGCTGCTAGCGCCGTCGCTGAAATTTTAGTTTGTGTCAAGTAAGACAATGCGCTCATATACGACGTGCCATACGCCGCATTGTAAAGCGCAATGCGCCGATTTAACAACCCGATGACTTGATTCAGCCCGCTGCTGGCGTTTATCTCCGCAATTGTCGGCGGACTGGAAAACCCGCTCGCATCCCCCGCTTCAATCAGCGTCGGATTGCCAGTGTCTTGCGATCCGCCCAGCGTCACCGCGCCGGGGACGTTGTAAAGATCGTCACCCGACCCGCCAATAGCTGGTGCCCACGTTACCAAGTCGAAGCCCATTAGAGATAGAACGCTCCTTGCCCGGTGTACGTGTTGGCCGCAGTCAAAATAAAGCGGCAGTAGCAGCTAACGCTGGACGCGCCGCCGATAACGGAAACGAAAGTTGGCTGGCCTTGTTTTGTCCACGACCCGCTGGCCACTTTGTAGACGCCATTCTGTGAAGCCGTGCTTTGATTCTTAGCCAGAACCAAGTCCCCAGCGCCACAAGCCACGGTGTCAATCGTTTGTGTGCCGGAGAGCGTCAGGCTAACTGTAGACGCCGCTTTGACCAGCGCCTCCGCCACCCCGCCTGCTTGCGCGTATGTATTGGCCGCGTTCAATGTCCAGATTGTTTTTGCGTTGGCCGTGCCCTGCATGACTGTCACGGATTCAAGTTGACCTAGTTTTGACCATGCAATTCCGTCCGAACGAATCACATACACGCCATTCTGTGAAGCCGTGTCTTGATCTTTAAGCAATACTCGGTCGCCATACGCCAGACTGATACCATCAATCGTCGCCAAGCCAACCAATGACGCAATATTCGCAGTCGAGGCGACTCTCACGGCCACTTCCAAAACGGACGTGCTGTAAATATAAGCCGTGCCCTTCAACTGCACGAAATTGTAATTCGCATACGTCGCGCCTTTTGAAACGAAAATCACTTTTGGCTGGGCGGGGCCAGTCCAGTCATCATCGGCCACTACGGTATAAACACCGTTGGTTGTCGGATCGGTCTGATTAAGGCAGGCAACCAAATCGCCCGCCACGCAAGCCACCTCATCAATACTCACCTCGCCGTACAGGTCCACATTGTTTTTCGTGGCACACTTCACCACCAGCGTATCACTCGCAACCGGCTGGGGCGTCTGTGGCGTTTCCTGCAAAACCTGAACCGGCCTGCGGACTCCGGCGCTCATGCGATTGATGCCGGCCGCAATCTTCGTCATCTTCTGCGGGGTCAAACGCTCATTGCGCTTGATCTGCGTTATGAGATTCGCGGGCATGGAAGTATTCATTTTCCAGCCTTTTTCTTCGCGGCCATAATATCTCCAGCTACCAATCCAAGTTCTGCAAACGGCGCGCTGCCGTAAATCTGGAAAACCTCCGGCAAAGCAGTTACATAATTTCCGTCTATGAGCGCCGCCGGTATCTGCCCGGCTTGTGCTACCCACTTCGTAGGGTCAGACACCAAAGCCGCATGTCCGTTTTGAACCTGATAATAACAACCAGCCCTCCAGCCTGGAATCGCCGGAGTTCCATCGTCTAAAGCAGGCGTTGGTTTTGCATACTGAAATTCGTAAGTGTTGACCCAAGAAATTCCCTCATCCTGTGTTTCTGATTCGATACGCGTACAGAGCAAAGATTCAGCGGGATACGTGTACCCGCCCACAGTCCAAGTGGACGTATTCGTAAAACCAATCCATACGCCCGCCTCTACCGGCGCTGTTTCTCTGCGCTGAAAGCGTAATAGCGTAGACGGTTCCTGTTTATCCGCGACCGCCAACGATACCGGATTGCCTATCGGAGTAGAGCTACCGTCTCCGTAAACATTAAATACGCCAGGAGTAAGCGGACATGTTAGCGGACTCCCCTCATAATCCACGCTGGTTTTTGTGGACTGACAGGAAGAGGCTAGGGTGAGCAGGCCGGGCTTCGTGTCGTTCTCTAAACTCGGCTCTTGCGTCAAGCCTGAGAGCACTGCGTATTCAACAACCAACTTGATTTGAGTGGAACTGAATGGCGTGATTGTCAGTACATCGGCCTGTAAGTGTGGGATGCCGCCCGTGCCGTCAAGGTACGGATGATCGTCCCCGCGCGCGGGGAGCGCATCATTCGTCGCCCAAGAGTTGTACAGAGTGCCCGACCCGTTCGGCCCCTCGATAGCGTTTTTGTCAACGATGAAAGTGATTTTTGTTTTCCAGCCCTCTTTGGAATAGACTAGCGGTCCCTCTTCGCTCTGAATGTTTTGATAGGTGACCGGCGCGGGGGCGTCTTTCATTTTGCCGTCGGGTGTTTTTGTTTTGATCGCCTTCATAGACCCGCCTGTTCCGTGAAGTGAGATTGCTGGCCGGTCTTTTGTACGAGCGTGGTGAGCAGCATGGTTTGCTTTTGGGCTTCCTGCAACTGCGGATTACTGGCGGAGTGTTCGAGCCGTAAAACGCCCAGCATGGAGCCGCGCGCTGCGGTTAAGATATGCGGCAGCTTAATGTCATCCATTTTGAAAACTTCTTTTTGTTTTTTCTTAACTTCTTCCATGATGCGCTTATAACCATACTCCCATTCCGCAAATTCTTTATCCTCTGGTTTCATCGTATTCATAATTTCGGCGATCTGCACCGCTTTTTGTTTAAGCAATTCCAGTTCGTTCACTGGATTTTTGTAATCCATAATCCCCAGCGAAGCTTTGGTTTGAAGTTTCCCGATTTCATCTAAGTCGGCTAAGGCTCTTTTTTTATCGGCAAGCAAACCCTCTATTATTTTTTTATGTTCGTTTATGTGGGGCCGAGTATAGCCCTCCGTTTCATAATTAAGGCCTTTCTCATACTCCTTTATAATCCCTTCGTTATTGTGAATCTTTTCGTTTAACTCCAAAATCTGTTTTGATTTTACTTTAGCATCCTCAAGCAGTTGCTTTTCAGACCCGGTTACAACTGATTTGATGCCCTTCAACTCGTTAATCTTCATCGAAATTTCAAAATACTTTTTCTGCTCTTCGGTCGACTTCTTGGCAGCTTCGGCGCTTGAGGCCATGGCTTCTTTGACGGCGAGAAACCCGGCGATTGCCCAGCCAATCGGACCCAGCCCCAGGTGGAAGACGTGCATGAGCGACATGAGCGGCCCGGTTGCCGCGCCAGTGACGTGCGCAAACGTTGAAACCGCATGGCGACCCATGAGCATGTGAGTGTTAAAATTGACGAAAGCGCCGCTGTTTTTTGTGGCGGTTCCGCCCAGCTTATCAAGACTTCCCGCAGCAGCGTTGGTTTCAGCCTGTAGGTTAGAGCCGTCAGCCGTTAGCGATATTCTAACCACACCCGCTGTTGACATTTTTTCCCTTTGAACTGGCGTTGTGCATCGCCGCGTAAAGTTGAAGCTGTGAAACTAATCGCGTTTGTTTTTGCTCAACGGCCTCTTCGGTTTCTTCGGGCTTAAACAGCAGGTAATCCAGCGTCTGTTTGTCCGGGTTCCCGATCTGCGCGTCCAACGCCCGGGCCGCGTATATGTCCACCAGTTCATCCGCTGGCGCCCTGGCCCCGCCGGGCTTGAATACCTTGAAGAACGTCTGCCAGCCGATGAATTCCTCGGCGTCGATCCGTTCCTTGGCTTCCGCCACAGTCATCTTCAATTCGTGGGCAAGGTAGAACCAGAAACTGTCTTCTCCGCAGCCACTTTTTTTTCAACCGCCTCCCGCGCCGCCCGGGTGAAGCCGTTTATCTCCATCGCCTTCAGCGCCAGCCGGTCAATGACCGTATGGTCAAGGGCTTTGAGTTCGTCCGGGTTTTCAAAAAGCCGCGCGCCGTTTTCATCGCAAAGTGTTAGCGCCAAAATTAGGTAGCCAGTGACCGTGCCCTTTTCGATAGCGTCGATGTAAATATCTCTCTCGCCGCCCGTCATTCTGCGCAAAAAAACAGTCAGCCCCAATTCATTTTCGGGGACAGATTCGATCTTGCGCTTGGCTGAAAGTATCTGCTCTTTGAGCGTCATTAGCTGGCCGCCGTGAACGTCAGTGGCCCGCTGAACCGCACTTTGGCGGTGGCCGTCATCACCTTGCCATCTAACGGCGCGTCGATTTGGTAATCCAGCATGGCGCCGTATCCGGTAATGGTTGCCTGGCTAGAATTGTACGGCCCGATGGCAATTGTGATCGCCTCAAGGTCGCCGCCCAGCGGCGGGGCCTGCTGCGTATCGTGCAGCAGCGTCATGGTCAATTCGCCGGGGTCTGTATAAAACGACGGGATTCCCGTTTTGTTACCCACCTGGTTCGCGCCGGCCGCAACCGTGGCCATGCTGGTCGTGTCAAGCCATTCGCGCTTGAACGCTGGCCCTTTGATGTCGGTCAGCTTGCTGGTAAACGCTGAGGTTCCAAAGGCGATGCTACCTAGCGCCTGCCCGATGCCCGGCCCTCCCCCGACTTTCATTTTTTCAGTTTTCAACTTAGTGGCGGGCGTGTCCATGTCATTCTCCTTGTGTGGAGGCCATTTCGGCCTCGATTTCCTCTTTCAGAATTTCCGCTGCGGTGGTTACCGCCTGCTCTGCGGATTGGTCGAAAGCTGGTCCCATAAATGGGTGCGGTTTCATCCGCTCGGTTGTGCTCCCGGCTGAAAACAAGCTTTTCTTTTTCCTGCGGTACGCCTCCTGCGCGGTCAAGCGGCCGCCTAGCATACCGAAATGGTTTTGAGTGCCCTTTTCCAGCATGATTGCATAATATTGATCGTCGCCGGTAGACACGCTCACCGTAACCTTGCCCCCGCGCGTGCTGGTTTCAATGTGAATGCCAGCGGCCAGCGCGCCGGTCTTAACTGGCGCGGCGCCCATGGCAGCGGCCTGAATTTCCTGCGCCCCCGCGCGCAACGCCTTGACCATGATGCGCTTTTCGATTTTGGCGGGCAGGGCGCGCAACTTTTCGGCTATTTCGCGCGCGCCTTCGATTTCAATTCTCACGGCGTTGGCACCAGACACGGATCGGCCGCTTGACCGATAACAAACGCGCCATGCAGGGTGAATTCAGTTATGCCGATGTAGGGCTTTTCGTGAAAAAGCATTTTCGGCTTTTCCCAATCCACGGAAACCGGCGAGCGGTTTTTCCCTTCGGCCCACGGCGCAAAGTTTTTCCAGGCGTCAATCAGCGCCGCCACCATGTTCATAATCGGAATGAACGTCGTGGTTTCGTCGCTGGCGAAACTGTAAATCATTTTGACCTTGACCTGAAAGACGCTATTCAGGCGCACAAAATCGGCCTTCCCGGCGGGCGGCTCAATGAAAAGGTAAAATCCGTTTTTGGCCACGTCGGCCCAAAACTCCTGCGCCGCGTCGTCGGCTTCCCAGTGGCCGATGATATTTTGTGCCGCCACCAGGCCGGTGACATCATCCGCCGCTGCTTTGGCGTCGAGGAGAAATTGAGAAAAGACGCTGTTAGGCACTCGCTCTCCGTGGTTGGTGACGCGTGGCAAACAGAGTGTAGACGGCCCCAACGCTGTCGCGCTTGAACCCGTTGCCCTCGTTATTCACACTCCAGGTAAAGCCCTCATAGGTGATCTGCGCTGCGCTGCTCGGCTCGTTGTCGGGCGGGAAAATCTTCGTGCCCGTGCTGTCGTATTGCAGCGGGATTATAAATTCCCGGCCCGTGTGCTCTTCCTGAATCGCTCCGCTGCCGTCCAGCCGCCGTTGCTCTCGGCCCGGAATGCACCACAGCGTCACGGGTGTTTCTCCCCGGTCTGAATAGGTGATCTGGTCGCCCACGGCTTGGCAGATTTCCGTCACGCCCCAGGCGGTTTGAAGTTTTACCTCCTCGCGGAATTCATTCATCGGGTCACCGGCACAAAAACGCCGGGCTTCTGCCCACCGGTCCCGGCCTGCCCCTGGACGGACGCTTTATCGCCAGCCTCTTTTTTCAAAAATTCATACTTAGTGAAAAACGGCACCAGATTGTGAATCCACTGGCTGAGCAGGCGCCGTTCCTCGGAGGGCTTCATAGATATTTGCGTCACCCCGTCCACCGCGCCGCCAATCATCTCCACTGTTTTTGATCCCAGCACCAGCCAGCGGTCGAGGTACGTTTTGAGAATGGCGAGCGTGCCGGCGTCCATCGCCTCATAGACGATTCCCGCCGGAGTGGTCCCGCCAGTAAAGAAAATCACGATCTCCTGCCAGATGAGCGCGCTAGGATTGATCGTCATGGCACTGCGTACAGTCCCCAGCCCGTCGGTCAACGTGTAGCCAGTGGCCAGCGGAATGTCGAGCGACTGCGACAACGCAATCTGTTGAGCTCGCGTCATTATGCTGATTGGAATGTAAATCTGCTGTGTCGTGTCCGACATTCGCTATTCCCTTTTCCGCGCGGGCTTGCCCTTGGCCTTGGCTTCGTCCAGTTTCGATTGCAATTTTTCGAGTTCTTCGGGACTGAGGTTTTCCAAGTCTTCGCCTGGGATTTCCGCCGCGTCAACCAGCATTTGCAACGTGTGCTGCGCACTGACCTGTTTCACGGCCTGGGCGTCGTATCGCAGTTTTCGGCGCGCGTATTCCTTGCGGGACTTCGCGGCGTTCTCAAGATGATTTTTCACTTCCTCCACCGTTGCCAGCCGCCAGCCACATTCGTGGCTAAAATCCTCGTTGTCTGTGAGCATCTGGCAAAGTATCCCGCTGCCCTGTCGGCCGAGAGCTAAATTCCAAAAATGAACCTTGCCGATGTGGCGAGTTCGATGTGTGACGGGAACACAATTCAAATCCACGCCCAATTTTGTGAGCAACTCGCGCAACCGCTTACAGGCGATTTCCAGCCGCGTCACCGGGTTTTCGTAAACCTGGACGGGCCGGTTTTGATCGTCGGGCCATGGCCGGATTTCTTTTTCGCGGGGGTCCACTAAATACGTCAGCATCATGCCTCCAAGTTTTCAAGCGTGTCTGCCGCTTGGGGCGGCGAAAAGCGGGGGCGCCACAATGACGCCCCCGCGTCGGTTGGTTTGATTATGAGAGGAGCAGCGCGCCCCATTCATCGCGCCCCTTGCTCAAGCCGAGTAGACAGTCGATCTTGACCATATCAGCGTCAAGGTCTTTGTCCCAGTAGCGCTTGATCTGGAACGAAATGCCGCTATCGCTGTCGCGGAAGTTCGCGGCCTCGACGCCCGGGCTGCGCGGCAACGCCATGTCCACCATCGCCACCAGAATCGCGTCCCGGTGGAAAAGGAAGTTGGCGTGGCCTGACACGCCAGAAACGGTTGACGCCACCACGTTCTGAGATTCGTGGTGATAAGCGGACTTCCACCAGATTCCGCCGCTGGCGTCGGTCCCGAAGTCCTGGGCCACGTGAGGGTCTTGCCGGCCCGTGATCCGGTATTCGTGGAAATTCGCCAGATTCGTCATGGCAACCCACGAATTCGTGCCCGGCGCATAAAACGCGTGGAGCGCTTCGGCGTCCGGCACCTGAGCATTGATGATCGCCGTTCGCGCGGCGTCATAGACGGTCTCGGTCAGGGCTGAATTGATCGTGCCTCCCTGGTTGGTGCTGAACGTGCTGCCCAGCGTGGCAATCAGGCCCTCCACGGTGTTGAACATGGAGGTCAGGCGGCCTTCCATCAAGGCGTCTAGCGACCGGCCCTTATCCAGGCAATTCGCGATTTCGGCATAGCCGAAAATCGTGTAAAGGTGCTGGTTCAAGTTCACGTCCACGTAGCTGCCCACCGTGGCGTCGTAACTAACTGCCGCGCTGGTGCCATCGGTGACGTTGTTCATCGTGAGGTTGGCCGGCGCAACCAACATGCGCGCGGTGCCGTGCGCCACGTCAATCTCACTGCACTGCGTGTTGCAGTACCGCAGAATGCGGCCCTTGTTTCGTTTTGAGCGCAAAAAACCGTTCGCGAGAACAGTCATAATGCTGCCCATTCCACTGCCGCCCAGACTCCCGGTCGCGGCGGTAATAACTGCATTCGTAGCCATGTTTATTTGCCCTCTGAGTGCGCTTAAAAAGCGCTTGAGCTCGGCGGGTCTCGCCCTTGCCATTGAAACGGGTTGGCAGATACCTGTAAGCCAGTTGTTTGCGCGCGCTGGCGGCGCGTAACGATCAACGCCCTGGGAGGGCGATTAGGCTGGGTTTGGGCGTCACGATTGACACCCAAAAAAAGTCGGGGTGAACGGAGGCCTCGATCTTGAAATTGACAGGCACTTTTTCAATAGTGCTTCTTTCAATGCGTACCGCGTATGGCCGCAGCGGCGGCGACGCGCGGATAATCATAGCCCCAAGCAACCGCAGAAAGTCGTCTTTGTTGCGCAACTCGAATTTCAGCGTGCGGCTGACGGTCTCCACGGTCACTAGCAGGCGCGGGATGTCCTCTACGGTAAATTTTCCCTCGCGCCCCTTGAATTCCGCCGGCGTGAAGGGCTGAATTTCAACCGCCACTTCACTTTCCATTGCGGAAGTCCTCGGCGGCCATGCGCTCTCGGTCCGCGTCTGAAAGTTTCGCATAGCCATCCGGGTCGTTCTGCATCATTTCAAAAACCGTTGGCCGCTGATTTTGAACGGACTGGCCACTGCGTAACCCGCCGCCGGCCGGAACTTTCACGGGGGCTTTGAAAATCGCCTTCTTTGAAACAAAAGCCTTCACCACGTCGCCCAGAGTCTGTGCTTGTCCCTCGGCGTCGACGTGCGTTACAACCCCATCCTCGCCAAGTTGCAGACCCGATCCGTGCTGGTGATTGAAGAGCACTTTGAAGTCATCAAAGTGGGTTTCGTCCACCCCCGCCTGGCGCGCGGCTGTGCGCAAGTGCGAGTCTTTTACCTGATTTTCCAACAGCGTGATCCGATCCTTGTCGGGCCGGGCCACCTCTGGTTTTGGCGGAACCCTGCCCTCGGTCAACCGGCGCAAGGCCGCATTCGTGTGGCCAACGGCATCATTAACGCGACTCGTTACGAGGGCCTCAACGTCGGCCAGAGTGAATGTCTGCGCGGCTGGGGCGGGTGCCCCCGCCGTGGGGATTTGAATCTGTGTAACGCCTGATTGTGGGCCAACTGCTGCAACTGGCTCTGGCATGATCTTTACCTCCACCGTTGTTTGCGCGGGCGGGTGCCGCGTGGCTTACTGGCTCTTGGTTTGGCCACTCGCGGCGCCACTGCCAGCGCCGTTCGTGTGTTCGTTCCTGGTTCGCACCTGGTCGTATGTGACCGTTTTTCCGGTCTGTGGATGTTTCACTGAAACAAATTGGTCAAGGTCGCTGAGCGAATCGGGCTGCACGTTTTTGAATTTCGACATGAGCAGGCCGTGGTATTCTTTTTCGGAAATTTGCCACGAGGGGATTTTCAATCCCAGTTCATTCGCTGCCGCGCTCCGATGGTGGCCGTCCAGCACCAGACTGGCGCCCTTGCCCACACTCGGCATGTCAACCGATAGAATGGGTTTGCTCTCATCGTACCCGCCAGCCTGCATACTGGCCTTCAAATGGTCTTTGAATTTTGGATCGACGTCGTGAAGTTGAATGATTTTTTTACTGTCAATCGTTTTCAGTTTACCTTCAAGGTTCACGTCACCCAAAAGACCGTCGCCACCTGTGCCGCTGCTCTGAACCGCGCCGGCCGGTGCGGACACTCCATTGGCGTCAAGCGCTTGAGCGGGGGCGGGGAGCGGCGGCATAACAAGATTGCCGTTTTCAATATCGTCCTCAATCGCCTGTTTTACTGCCGGGGTCGCGTCCGCGCACATATTGAGGGACACGTTTTGCAGGACATGATTCCGTGCGGCCTTTGGAATTCCGCCGGGTGTGCTGAAAAAGCTGGTAATCTGGTCAACCTGCGTTTGCAGTTGCTCCACATCATACGAGTCCAACCCGGTCACCACGACCTTGATTTCGTCGCCGTCGCCGCGCGCGCTCTTCAAAATTTCAATTATGTGCTCTAGGGAATCGCGCAACGCGTTGGCAAAAGCGTACAACAAGACCGCGACTTTTTGGCCGTCGTATTTTTTGGCTACTCCGCTGGCGCGCCCACTGTCCGGCTTTCCGGCCTGTAACTGGGCCGCATTCTGCACAGATAGATAAAGGTTTTCGCGCTTGCGCTCTGAATTCTTTTCAAGCGCTTCCCAGTGTCCGCCCGGCGGCGCGGACCATTTGTAATCCCCACCGGGTTTTAAATGAATGGCGGCCTGCTCGGTCAAGACCGCTTCATTGATATCCTCGTTGCAAATGAAAACAGGAACTGCCAGCGCGCTTGAATTCAGCGCATGATCCTCGCTGGCCTCGCGATTGAAAAGTCCCAGCGCCACTGGATACATACGATGCATTAGCCACATACCTTTGGAAATGCGGATTGGTACTACTGGCAACGCATTCAGGGTATGATTAGAAGTATCGGTCAGGGTAGCAACCGCTTTTTCATTCCAGGTTGTTTCGTCAACTCTTTTTTGGGCTTGGTACTCAAAACGGGTTTTGTCGGTGAAGTAAACCCAGCGGTGTAATTCCATGTCTCGCGGTCCAAAAGCGCGACTCCGAGTATACTCAACCGTGTGTGTGCGTACCCATACGAGTGTTTCATCTTCGGTACACTCCCAGTCGTCAATGTCTTTCGCGTCAAGAGCACAGATTTTCGCATCAAGATCGCCTGCTGTTTTTTGTTGGTCGGCATTATTGGCCGCAGCCAATTTCGGATTGGGAAATACCAAACTAAAGTATGCCCGGTGTTGCGTTATAACTTCCAGCAACCGTGACATCGCCAGCGCCACAAGGTCTTGCGCCCCGTCAGCACTTTTGTTCAAGGCGTTATAGTACGCACATTTTTTTTCGTCGCCGGTCGCCATAATCGCTGGCTGCGATTGCATACAAGCTGAAACAAGCCAGTCAATCAGCCCGGCAGCGTGGGGCGTGTAGTATGCCGCTTCCATGCGCGCTTTTCTGAAAGCGTTCCCGCCTGTGCTGCTGCCCTCGATCGCGCGCCGCGCGAGATATTTGTCTTTGTTTTTCTCGAATGATTCCCCGCCCTCGTAAAAATCGCGGTACTTTTGAATCAGGTCAGGCCGGTAACAGGGGTGCGTCAGCAGCATGTCTCTGATTGGAACTGTTGACGCTGGTTTGAATTCTTCCGGCATGATTCCCCTTAGTAAAACGCCTTGTAAGCTGGCTGGCCGCCACTACCGCCCGCCCAGCCGTTCACTTTGCCCCAATCGGCCATTGCCAGCGCCGCTACCCCGTCATCGTGCTCCCCCTTCGGCGCGCCATAGCGCACAAAACTCAACGTCTCGGTGTACGTAAAAACTTTGACCTGGTTCACCAACTCCCCAAACATCGGAAATTTATCGGGCGGCGGAATCAAAACCCGGCCCTGCTCGATCTCCAGCGCCAGATTGTTGACGATGGCAAACTTTGTGTATTGGTTCCAGTTGTACTCGCGTATGCCCGGAATTTCCTTTTGGAACAAATGAAAAAACGGCTCCGGTGCTGGCGCCGCTCCGCCGCGCGCGCCGGTACTGTCAGCCACCACGGTTGCGTTGTTCCACGTACGCGACAACTGCCCGGCATGTCGCGCCTGCGCGGTGTAATCCATGCCGTGCTGAAACTGCTCGGCGAATACAACCTGCCCGGCGGGCGGGTGCGCCTTGTCTGCAACTGGCAGGCACTCCATGACAACCACAAACGACGGGTCAATCACTCGCCCGATGTCCAGCCCCATGCAGTAGCGCCGCCCCGGTTGCGGCCCCGTGGTCGGTGTGCCCTTTTCGTTCCGGTCAGCCAGCCATCTAAATACGGCGTTCTCCCCAACCAGCGGCTTGTTTAGGAATTCCGATTCGAACACTGCCGGCGGCAGGTTGCGCCGATACCATTCCAACCGCGCCTTGCCCTTCTCACTCTGAAACAGCGGCCCCACGCTGGACGGCAAGTCCCAGGTGTAAATCCCGTCGGCCCGGCCGGCTGCGGTCAGCCCGGTTTGCGCCAACTTCCAAAACCAATTTTTACCCTGGCCGAAATTCGAGGCTAGGAGAATCTGCCCGTCGGTGTCCGCCACCATCGGGGCCAGCACGTTATAGTAAACTTTCTCCGGCATTACAGCCGCCTCGTCCGGGCAGATAAGTTTCAGTCCGCTGCCTAGCAGATTGTCGGGCCGGTCGTACGACAGAAAGAAAAGTGTGTGCCCGTTGTGAAACAAATGTCGCGGCGGAAACTGGGAATGGATTTTCTTTACCAACGCCTTGTAGGCCGGGCAGGCCTCCATTGCCGTTTTCAGTTCAATGGATTTCGCGTAACTCTTTGAAATATACCACGACTTGCGGTCTGGCCAGTCCTGTGAGCATTTCGTTAGCGCGAGGGCCTGGGTGGTAGTTTTCCCGGCCCGGCGTCCGATGGCGGCGATTTTAATTTTTGCGGTGGATTCAATTATTTCCCGCTGGTAGGGGGTCGCACCCAATTCGATTTGTACTTCCGACTCCGGTGTCGGCATCTGCGGTTGCATCCTCGGATGAGCCAGCCAAGTTGAAAACGATTTTCACCCGCTTGGGTTGTTCCGGCCCCGCAGCCTGGGCCATGGCGGCCAAGCCAAGCAATGCAATGTGCTCGCGCTCCACTGCCAGCGCCGCTTTGAAGTCCGTAATCTGCATACATCTGGCAAAAAGCATATTCAGCCTTTTAAGTGCCAAGCCAAGTTCCCGCTGCCGGTGGACCTTTGCCTCGCGCTCAAGAAGCTCGTGCGCCTGGGCAAGCATCCGATCAATCGTCCTGGCGCTCGCCTGCCACTTCGATTTTTCCTTAACCCATTGCAAAATCTGGCGGCGGGTCAATCCGCTGGCTACCAGTTCAAGAATCTTCTCTGCGCGTTCGTCTGTTTTCATTGGCTAAACATTTCCTCAATCCAGCCCTTATGAAACTCAAACAGTTCCCGGCTGTTGACGATGATATTCTGTTCTGTGCGCGGGTTCGCTGTCCAATTCGCGCTTCCTTCGACAACCCAAAAGGCACCTTGGGCGGCGTTCGAAAGCAAGATCACCTTGGTGTGATTCTCCCAGCTTTTGAATCGCTGCCCTCTGGCCTTCAGGCCCTCGATCAACGTCGCGGCCACTGCTGACTCGCGGCGCAAAAAGTAATTGCCGGTTACGACGGTCAACTTTTTAACCTTGCCCTCGTCGTAAAACTTGAGCAAGTCCAGGGCATTGGCGCGACTCATTGTCCACGTGCTGCCGGTGAGTTCGTCCGCGGTGCCTATCCAGCCCAAAATCAACGGGATAAAGCAAAAGTAATCCCAGCGGCCATTACTGACGATGTGGAGCGCGGTCCCGGGCGGCGGTGGCTCCGTGATCAACTCGGCCAGTGTCTCCCGTTTCAGCCCTCGCTTGAATGACTCGCGGGCCTGGCGGCGCAACGTCCGGGCCGTCGGCTGTTGATTTGACTGTAGCGGCTGGTCTCCGAAAATATCCAGTGAAGGCAAGTCCAGCGGCGGCAAGTCCAGCGCCGGAAGATCTGATTTTTCGCCAGTTTTCGCCACTTTTCAGCCCTCACACCCCCATTTGAGAAAAACCGCGTCACACACACGTTAAC